CTGCGCCCCATGGCCAAGGTGGAAGAACCTGTGCGAGTTGGCCCCAAGGTGGACTGGAACGGTGAGCCCCGTGGTGTTGGTGTCGGACCCGAGCCGACGTTAACCCCGGAGACAATATGGCCGGAACCGGAGGTGACAAACAACGTGACACCGGCGCCGGTGGAAATTCCACCGGAGATCTTTAAACAGGACCTCGGGACCCCGACAAAAACTGTGACAAAAACTGTGACAAAAAGGGTGTTAAACAAGGGGGCGAAATACCCAGACCCCAAGAAGCCGTTGAAGCCGTTACATAAACCCCGTAGCCGGGGTATCTATGAAGTATTTATGCGGGGCCGGGTGCGGGGCTCCGGGGTACCTAGCGAGATTGGAGTTTTAGAGGTATTGATTCCTGAGGTTGCGTCGTATAACACCCGGGAAGCTGCTGAACTGGAAGCGGAGACTCTGGCCAAGGGCAACCCCGGCAAGACCGTCGAAGTCCACCGACGCCTGTCTCGTATGACCTTTGAAGCAACAACCACAACGAAACTAGTCAGAAACTAAAGGAGGGTAACATGGCAACATTAAGAGGCGGTAGGGGATTGGGTCGGGGATTAGGTAGGCAGGGTGGCGGCGGCCGGCAAGGGGCCGGGGGTGGCCAAAGACGGTTTGACGGCAGTGGCGGTGGCACCGGTAACTGGGGTACTGCCAACCAGCCTCCGCCGGTCCCTCAGCGCAAGGCAACCAAGAAGAAAAAGTAAATGCGAAAACCCATTGTCAATTTTGAAGAGTTGCCGATGGGTTTTTGTCTTTTGGGGGACCAATGGTAAAACGAAATAATGCGGCGGAGTTGGCGGCTTTAACCCTTCGTCCATATAAAGCCTCATCGACAGGGTTAAAGTTCCATACTTCCCAGGCTTTTTTGCGAGCTGTCAGGGGTCCTTATGGTAGTGGGAAGAGCTCGATGATGGTGATTGAAATTTTGTCTCGGGCTTTTGAGCAAACCCCTTTTCACGGAATACGTAAATCGCGATGGGTAATTCTTCGTAACACTTTTCCCGAGCTTTCACTTACGACTTTGAAAACCTGGACCTCTTGGGTTCCAACGTCACTTGCGCCAGTGCGGGAAAGCGTACCCATGCAAGCCCGTTTACAGTGTAGCCTTACGGATCACACTCAAGTAGATCTTGAGGTTATTTTCTTGTCGTTTGATCATGAGGATGATATTCGAAAATTGAAGTCTCTTGAGGTAACGGGTGCCTGGCTTAATGAGTGTTCAGAGCTTCCTGAGGAATGTCTTACCTCGGTAAGCGCCCGTGTTGGTCGCTATCCGGCTAAAGATGAGGGGGGTTGTAGTTGGCATGGAATCGTGATGGACACAAATTCGATGGAGGATTCAAATTGGTATTTTCGGATCGCTGAAATTGATAAACCCGCAGGGTACGAGTTTTTTGTCCAACCCCCTGCAATCATAGAAGTTGGCGCCAGGGACCCTGCGGCGTCTCCGTTGTCGGTTAGCGCGACGTCAACTTATCTCCCCAATGATGGTACCCATGGACTGCCCGTCGCCGAGAACATCGAGAACCTTCCCGGAGGTTTTCAATATTACATGGACATGGTTGCTGGGAAGAGTCGCGAGTGGATAGCGGTTTATCTTCTTAACAGCTACGGGTCCACCCGCAGCGGCAAGGTTGTTTATCCCGAGTACCTTGACGCCATTCACCATTCTCCAAAACCCCTGGTCCCGTCCCCCGGGCTTGTCTTGTATGTCGGTTGGGACTTTGGGCTGAGCGTCAGTTGTGTTTTCGCCCAGCTCACGGTGAAGGGTCAACTAAAAATCCTGCGGGAGATCAGTGGGGAGGATATTGGCATTCAGCGTTTTCTTCGTGACTATTTCAAACCGTGCATTACACAGTACTACCCTAACTATTCGCTGATGATGACTGGGGATCCTGCCGGCGCGCAGCGGTCGCAGTCCACGGAGCAAACCTGTTTTGGTATATTTGCTGAAGAGGGTTTTCCCAATGTGACCGCGGCAGCCACCAATGAGTTTGCGGCTCGACGAGAGTCTGTGGTGTGGTTTTTGACCCATTTGTCCAGTGAGGGCAGCGCTTTTCTTATGGACCCTTCTTGTGTAATGCTGAGAAAAGGATTCTTACGGACGTATTGTTATCGCAAAATGCGAGTGGAGGCGGCCCAACAGTACACATTGCGTCCGGACAAGAACCAATACAGCCATCTGCAGGACGCCTTGCAGTATTTATGTATGTTCCTCCGGAACGCTGGCTACTCTTACGAACGCCAAACGGTTCGGTTGCCCGGGGGGCCTGGTGGCATAGGAAATCAGGAGCTTCCAGTAACTGCTGAGTCAAATCTGGCCTGGTCGTAGAAAGCCCTAGAAAAACTTTTACCCCCTTTCTGTAGTTTAGGCTTGACATCTGGTTACTACGGGAGGTACCTTTACCTCAGGAAGCTCGGATTCCGTTCGAAAACAATTTCATATGTTTGAACAAAACACAAATGTAGTTTCGCTGGCGGTTCTGGAGACCCAGGCGACGGCGTCCCTGGAAACCCAGCGCATTGGCGACCAGTACGTAACGCTCAGTGGCGCCTTGCGGGATATTTTCCTGAAACACAACAAGGCCCGCCAGGAGTCCGGTGTTGAAAAACAACTGGTTGACTCCTTGTACGCCTTCAATGGTATGTATCCGGCAGACAAATTGGCCAAGTTAACTGAAACCGGTTTGTCTACGTTGAATTTTGGCCTGACGGGTGAAAAATGTGTGGACGCCCTGTCGTGGCTTAACGATGTTTTTCTTGGGGAATCCACAAAACCTTGGCGGTTAAAGGCCACTCCGGTGCCCGAGGTGCCTGAGGACTTGTCCCAGATGGCCTTGTCGGCTGGTGTCAAGGAGGCCAAGGCTTATATGGAGGGATTGGGCCGGGAACCTGAACCCGAAGACGGTGCCAAGGCGACTTCTTTGGTGCGGCAGACCATGCAGGACGCCGTTTTGGTGGAAACCGATCGGCGCGGCAAGCAGATGGAGCGCCGGATTGATGACCAGCTGACCGAGGGTGGCTGGAAATCTGCTTTACAAGACTTTCTGTTTGATCTTGTGGCGGAGAAAGCGGCCATTCTTAAGGGACCCATTGTTCGGGAGCGGCAGAAACGGGTGTGGGATCGCAGTGACCCAAAAAAGCCCCGGGTTTCTTACAAATGGGAGCCTGCTGTTACGGTTTCGCGGGTGAGTCCTTTTGACGCATATCCTTCGTCCTCCTCGGTGGAGTTTGAGGGGGACTTTATTGAACGTATTCGGTACCGTTTGTCTGATTTGTTCTGGATGTTGAAGCAAAAACATTTTGTAAAGACCCAGGTGCAGTCGGTTATTGATGAGTTTCAGTCTCTGGCGAGTTCTGATGTCCGAGAAGTGGACACAACTACGGCGGCAGTACTCCAAAACCAGACTGGGCAGGCTAAAGTGGCGGATACCGTTGAGGGTTTGGACTATTGGCTCACGGTTCCCGGGACATTTTTACGGAATGCCGGGTGGACGGAGCTGCCTTTCGGTGGGAAGATAGCTGGAGAGAAGCTTTACCACATTGAGGCCATAACCGTGGCGGGAAAGGTGGTTTTCCTTGGTGAAATGGAGGATGAACGGGGTCTGAAACCCTATTTCAAGACCGGCTGGATGCCTATCCCAGGGTCTTTTTGGTACAGGGCCTTGCCAGAGGTTCTCAAGAGTATCGACGACATGTGTAATGCGGACGCGCGATCCCTGGTGAACAATATGGGTCTGGCGGCGGGGTTCCAGACGATAATCCCAGATATTCAGCGGTTGCTGGGGGCTAAAATCACCACGATGTTCCCCCATAAGGTTTGGCAGTTCAAGAATCCGTCAAATTCTTCGTCGAAGCCGATTGAGTTTGAGCAACCAGATTCAAATGCTGCAGAGTTACTGGCGATTATCGAGAAGTGTCGTCAGTGGGCGGATTCACGCTCGGGGGTACCCAAGTATCTCGTGGGTGGCGAACCGCCCCCCGGTGTAGGTCGGACGGCGTCAGGCATTTCGATGCTGTTGAATAGCGCAGCTAAGGGGATCCGGCGCGTGGTTATCACAGTGGACCGTGATGTGATATGTCCGTTGTTAAAACGAATTTATGAGAAGAATTTAATGGACTCCGAGGATGCCTCCATATTGGGAGATCTTGAGGTTGCCCCTGCCGGTGCCGTGGAGACCTTGGTGAAGGCGGAACTGGCCGAACGGCGCCTGGGGTTGATTGACGCTCTGGGCAAGTCGCCGGACGCCGAATTGGTGGGTGTTCGGGCGCGAGCCAACGTGTGGCGTGAGGCGTTCCGCTCGGCGGAAATGGATGGCCCCGCGGTCCTGGAGCCAATTGAGAAGTTGGAACAGAAGGCAGAGGCCCGGGAGAAGGCCGAACAGAGCAAGATGGAAGCGGAATCTCAGGCCGCGCAAATGGAAGCCCAGAACAAGAGCACCGAGGTCGAGATCTCCAAGGCGAAACTGGCCGTGGAGAAGCAGCGATTTGAAATGGAAACCAAGATTCTTGGCCTGAAGCTCGAGGCGCAGATTTCCGAGAACCAGGCCCGGGCGGCCGTGACCCGGAAGATGGCATCTTCGATTGACCTAAAGACAGCTGAACAGCTCGGTGAGATAAATGTTCCAAGTGAGGAGGACAAAGCGAATGATCTTCGAAGTGACACAGGAAATTTGGAAAA